TCTGTTCTTCATTTAATTTAACAACATAGGAAAAACTATGCCAGAAGATATAAGAGCATCAGAAGAGTTAATTGACGTAGGCGAAACAGTCGGCGCAGATATTAATTTTGATGAAAAAGGCGATGCGGTAAAACAAGAAGAAATAAAAGAAGACATTGAAGTTGAAGAGATAATTGAAGAAACTAAAACTGAACCTCTTGAAACTAAAAAAGAAGAAAAAGATGAGTTAAAAGATTACAGTGAAGGCGTTCAAAAACGTATTGCTAAACTAACTCGTAAAATGAGAGAAGCGGAAAGACAGAGAGAAGAAGCTGTTACATATGCTCAATCAGTTACACAGCAAAAAAATCAAGCAGAAAATAGATTGTCTAAATTAGATAAATCTTATGTTTCTGAATTTGAAAGCAGAGTTACAACTAGTTTAGCAGCAGCTAAATTAGCTTTAAGAAATGCTATTGAATCTCAAAACGTAGATGCACAAATTGCAGCACAAGAACAGTTAGCTAATCTATCTGTAGAAAATGCTAGATTAAGATCTATGAAAGTTGTTGAAATAGACGAGCCTAGACAAAAAGAAGTTAGGGTTAATCCTCAACAACGACCTACTACACCACAATCAGACCCTAGGGCTGAAGAATGGGCTAGTAAGAATGGTTGGTTTGGAAATGACACTGCTATGACTTATACAGCTTTTGATATACATAAAAAGCTTGTAGAAGAAGAAGGATATGACCCAAAATCTGATGAATATTATGAGGAAGTTGATACAAGAATAAGAGTTGAATTCCCCCATAAATTTGATAAGATAATAAGTAATACTACAGAAAGAGCAAAACCTGCTCAATCCGTAGCTTCAGCATCACGTTCGGCTCAATCAGGACGCAGCAAAAAAACTGTGAAACTCTCGCCATCACAGGTAGCAATAGCTAAAAGATTAGGCGTGCCATTAGAAGACTATGCGAAACAATTAAACAATATCACGGAAGGACAATAAGCATATGGACAATGAAACAATAAAAACTTCTCGTGCGAGTCAAACAAGAACAAAGGTCGAAGCACCTAAAACTTGGACTCCACCCAACTCACTTGATGCACCACCTGCGCCCGAAGGGTTCAGACATAGATGGATTAGAGTAGAAATTCTTGGTCAAGACGATACTAAAAATTTATCGGCTAGGTTAAGAGAAGGATGGGAGTTAGTGAGAGCTGACGAATATCCAGATTCTGCATACCCAACTATGGATCATAAATCAGGAAAATATTCCGGTGTAATAGGTGTAGGAGGCCTTGTGCTAGCAAGGATACCCGAAGGAATCGCAAAATCTCGAGAACAGTATTTTCAAAAACTTACTAAAGAACGAGACGAAGCAGTAAACAACGATTTGCTTAAGGAACAGCACCCAAGTATGCCAATCAATCAAGAGAGGCAGACTCGTGTAACTTTTGGTGGTTCAAAGAAAAGCTAATTTTTTAGTAATTCCTACCCAACAAAATAAATTAACTAGTATGAAGTCCATGTGGACTTTGTACATACATTAAAAGGAAACAAATACTATGGCAAATGCAAGTACAGTAGGATTTGGACTTAAGGCGATCAATACAGTTGGACAAACTCCAGCTACTTCTGGTCAAGCGGAGTACAAAATCCAAACGGCACCAGGCGTAGCATCTAATAAAGGTGATCCAATGTCTACACAAGATGCAGGCAATCAGGGTTATCAACAAGATGCTGGCTTTACACTAACAGATGATGGCGGAGCAGGAGCAGCAGCATGGGCAAATAATGCCGATGCACTTCTAACCGGCGTGTTCAACGGAGCATTCTTTGTAGACGCTTCGGGAAAACCAACTTTCAGCAATAACATTGTTGCAGGTCAAACTACATCTGTTGATTATAACACTGGAACAGACGAAATTTCAGCGTTTATAATGAACAACCCGTTCCAACAATATGTAATAAAAGCGGATGCAGCTGTTGCACAAACCTTAATCGGTGGTGCTAACAATTTCAACACTTTGAACTACACAGCTACAGACAATAAAAGTGGGCAATCAATTGCTAAACTTAATATTGCTTCTGCAGCAGCAACTGGAATGTTTAAATTAATTGGTTACGCTAACGATCTAGATAACAAAGATTTTACTATTGCAAATGGTAATGTTGTTGTTGCGATTGCTGGTGGAGCTGGTTTATACGCATAATCAATCTAAATAGGAGATAAGAAAACATGGCAATATCAAGAGCACAACTAGTTAAAGAACTAGAGCCAGGTCTAAATGCACTATTTGGACTTGAATACAAACAATACGCAGATGAAACAAAAGAGATATTTGATACGGAATCTTCAGACAGAGCGTTTGAAGAAGAAGTGATGCTATCTGGTTTCGGAAATGCAGCAGTTAAACCTGAAGGCCAAGGCATTCAGTTTGACGATGCACAAGAAACGTTCACTGCAAGATACACTAACGAAACGATCGCGCTAGCGTTCGCAATCACTGAAGAAGCGATTGAGGACAATTTGTATGACAGACTTGCGTCTAGATATACAAAAGCTCTAGCAAGATCTATGGCGTCTACTAAAAATGTAAAAGGTGCGGCAGTATTGAACAATGCGTTCACTGCAGCTTTTGCAGGTGGTGATGGAGTAGAACTTTGTTCTGCTGTTCACCCTACTTTAGCAGGAACTTTCTCTAATGAACCAGCAACAGCTGCGGATTTAAATGAAACTTCTCTAGAGCAAGCTATAATTGACATTTCTGCTTTCACAGATGAAAGAGGTTTGAAAATTGCTGCGAGAGGAATGAAAATGATCATTCCACCTCAATTGCAATTCACAGCTGACAGATTGTTAAATACAGCAGGTAGAACAGGAACTGCAGATAATGATATCAATGCAATCAAAAACATGGGAATGATAGCTGGAGGTTATACAGTAAACCATTACCTAACTGACACTGATGCGTGGTTCGTTAAAACTGATGTTCCAAATGGTCTAAAACACTTTAATAGATCGCCTATCAAAACTACTATGGAAGGTGACTTCGATACTGGTAATGTTAGATACAAAGCTAGAGAGAGATACGTTTTTGGTTTCTCTGACCCTAGAGGAATCTACGGATCTCCAGGAGCATAGTAAATAATTTAAAGGGCCGCCTAAAAACGGCCCTTTTTTTAACTATAACAAGGTGTGTAAATGAAAAAAACTTCCATAAATATTTGGGCCTATAGTCATCATGCAAAATTTAATATAGAGCATGCTGAAGATACAGCTAAATCTGTAGAAAAAGCAGTACTTGACAAACTAGGAGAAAACAGTATAGTGTGGGAGAATCTCGGAAACAGTTATAATGACGGGATTAGTCGAATAACTTATGAGGAGGTTATAGATGATACAAGACCTATACAAACAAAAAAGGTCCTTGGAGTTGAAGTGGGAACAGGAGCATCTGGATAATAACAGATATACTCTTGACATGGTCAAGATTGACGATTTAATTAAAAGGGTCGTTACTGACATAAAGCTTGAAGAAGCTAGACTATCTCACTTACAGAACAATATTGAAGGTTCTGCTCCACAAGTTTCTGTAGCTACTTAAGACATAAAGCTACATCGCTGAAATCGCACTTTTACTACAGGATCTCTTGCACTCTATTCAAAATTAGTGTATAAATTACATACTATACATATATTAATATTTTACATAGACGCGGTATAGTCGACGGCCTAGAGACTATGTAAAATCAACTAGGAGAATAATCATGGCAACAACATCGTTTCAAGGGATCGTAAGATCATATGGCGGACAAGACAAATCATCTGGAGCAACTCCAAGTGTATTACTTTTATCAGAAGTAATTTCATTCAATGCAGCAGCAACTGCAGTTTCATTAACACCAGTTAGAATTGGTACAAGTGCTACAACAGGTTTAACTTTTGTTTTACCAGCAGGCGCTATACCCGTTTCATTTTCAGTAGTGGCAGCATCAGTAGGTGCAGGTTCTACAGTTGATATAGGAACTACAGCTGATGTAGATGGCTTCTTTAATGAAGTAGCTTCTATTACAAAAGGAACTCTCAAAGGTGCAGATGGCGCTTTAGTTATTCCAGCAGGTATTCCAGCTAATGCTACAGTAGCGGCTTCAGTAGGCGCAACTGCAGGTACAGGAACTGTTACAGGTGTATTTACTTATACTGTCGTAGACAATGCTAAAGCAGGCGAAGGACAACCTGAATTAGTATAATAAATAATTAATTAGTGTGGGCTTCGGCCCACATTTAAAAATTTAAAGGAGAAAAACATGGGCGCATCATTTTCAAGTGATCAAACAACATTAAATTTAGCAGTAATAGGTGCAGATACTTTATCAAGAGTAAATAGAGCTAGAATTACTTCTATCCAAGGATATGGAGTAGCAGCTTCTACTTTACTTTTATACGATGCAGTAAATGCAGGAGCAGCGGCAGCGGGAAATTTAGTAGCAACTTATAAATTCGGAACTGAAGGATTAGAAGTTTATGTTCCAGGTTCAGGTATTTTATTTAAAGATGGAATTGTTTACAATTTAGCCGGAGCAGGTGGAAGTGTTACTTTAACTATCACTGGCGCGTAGGATTTATAAATGGCGACTATAACTTATACAGTCACCGTTGCCACTGGCCAGAATGCTTTTGGTGCCGGTACCGATAAATTTTTCATTAATGGTGAGGTAAGTCCTGTTCTATATTTACAGGAAGGCAATACTTATATTTTTGATACTTCGGATTCTACAAATACTTCTAATCAACTTTTATTTTCATCAACTAAAGATGGAACAAATAATGCAGGTGCTAATTATACCAATGGTGTAACTATTACAGGAACTGCTGGAACAGCGGGTGCGAAGGCTACTATTATCGTCGCTCCAGTAAGAACAGTAGGCGCTCCGGTATTATTTTATTATTCTTCGGCAACCGCGGGCATGGGTAATACATCTCAAACAGTTGAACCTACTTCTGAAACAAATCAATTTAATCCACAAATAGATGATATTATAGAAGAAGCTTATGAAAGAACAGGTACTTTAGGAACTAGAACTGGTTATCAATTAAGATCAGCAAGACGTTCTCTTAATATTATGTTTCAAGAATGGGGTAATAGAGGAGTTCATTTATGGAAAGTAAAACTTGCAAAAATACCTTTAATACAAGGACAGGCAGAATATAGTTATGCAGCAGATACTGTAAATTTTCCAAATGATGTAAGTTCAGTATTAGAAGCTTTTTATAGAAATAATTCTACGCCAACAGCTCCCCAAGATATTTCATTAACTCAAATTAGTAGATCTATTTATAATGCAACTCCTAATAAATTAACTCAAGGAACACCTTCACAATATTATGTAGATAGAAAAATAAAACCAAGTGTTTTTTTATATGCAACACCTAATTCAAGTGTATCCAGTACAACTACTCCAAGTAGTTTTCAATTTTGTTTTTACTACCTAGCAAAAATTCAAGATGTGGGGGCTTACACAAATACAGCAGATGTAGTAAATAGATTTTATCCATGCATGATGTCAGGTCTTGCATATTATTTAAGTCAAAAAGTTTCTCCAGAAAGATCTGCAGAACTTGAAAGAAGATATGAGAGTGAAATGTTAAGAGCATTAGATGCTGATAACCAAGGAACAGCTACATTTATTTCACCGCAAACTTTTTATGGTGATGGGATATTAGGATAATGGGAGTTTTTGCAAGAGGTAAACAAGCATTATCAATTTCAGATAGATCTGGATTAAGATTTCCATATACTGAAATGGTTAGAGAATGGAATGGATCTTTAGTTCATTATTCAGAGTATGAAGCAAAGCAACCACAACTAACTCCAAAACCAGCAGGATCAGATCCACAGGCTTTACAAAATCCAAGAGTACAAGGAGATGATACTCCACAATTAATTTTATTAGGTAGTGATCCTTTCGAGGTTATTATTTATGGTGGTAATACTTATGTTAATGTTTATTCTAGAGATCATCAAAGATCAGCAGATTCTGTTGTAAGATTAAGAGGATTTCCTCAAGTTACAGGAGCAGGATCAGGTGGAGCAAGTACTCCTAATTTACAATCTTACGCTCCCATCCCTACAATATCTGGAGTAACTGATATAGATTCAGCAGCTGGTTTTACAATTCAATTAGGAAAAATAGATGCTGCCGGAGTTGTTACAAATTCGACTACTACAGATTCTTTAACAAATCCAATTAGTTATTTTTATTTTCAAAGTACTATCAATGCAACAACATCTGGTGTACAAGGTGGTGGATCAGGGTGTTCAGCAGGACCCGTAATATTAAAGGCATTATAATATGGCATATAGTTTAAGCGATTTACAAACAGATATTAGAAATTATACAGAAGTAGGAGATAATGTTTTTACAGATGTAGTTTTAAAAAATATTATTATCAATGCAGAAAATACAATATCAAGATCAATTGATACAGATCAAGATAGATTTTATGCAACATCAAGTTTAATTATAGGTAATAGATATGTAACTATTCCAAGTGATTTAAGAGCTATAAGATATGTTCAATTAACAGATTCAAATGGAAATCAGTTTTTTTTAGAGCAAAGAGATACTTCTTTTATGGCAGAATTTTATGCAGAACCTGGAACAGCTGCTGTAGATATACCTAAATACTATGGTAATTGGGATGAAGAATTTTGGTTAGTGGCTCCTACACCTGATAAAACATATGAAATTACACTGTCTTATAATAAACAACCTGTTAGTATTACTATTGATACAGCGGGTACTTATATATCCAATAAATACCAAGATTTACTTTTATATGCATGTTTAGTTAATGCATATGGGTACTTGAAAGGTCCACAGGATATGATACAATATTACAAAGGGCAATATACAGAAGCTCTTGAAACGTATGGAGTCGAACAAATTGGCTACAGACGCAGAGACGATTATCAAGATG